CAGCAGCGTTACGAGGCTTACTTCGCGGAGAAGGCCAAGCGCATCGACATCACGAACCGCTTCTCGTTCTATCAGGCCCAGTCCATCCTGCTGCGCGGCATGATCCGCGACGGCGACTCCTTCGCGGCCAAGGTCCGCAACGGCGCCGGCGAACCCAAGATTCAGCTGATGGAAGCCCACCGCGTCGGCGACCCTCTGGAGGGCAAGGTGCCCGAAGGGATGCACGACGGCATCCAGTTCGGTCCGTATGGCGAATACATCGCCGTCAACGTCTACCGCTCCGACGGCTCGTCCCGCCAGATTCTGGCTCAGTCCATGATGATGGTCGTCGACCAGGAGTATGCGAGCGGCGCGCGCGGCGTGCCCCTGCTCCAGCACAGCATCAACAGCATCCAGGACGAGATGGAAATCCTCGCCCTCGAGAAGCAGGCCGTGAAGGACAACGGCGACGTGACCCGCATCATCAAGAAGACGGGCGGCGTCCTCGACGGCGACATGGCCGGCGAACTCGGCGCCGTGGTCAACGGCTCATACGCCAACCTCGCGAACACGATGGGCGGCAAACTGATCGCCCTTGAGCCCGGGGAGGACATGACGTCCTTCCAGAGCAACCGCCCGAACGCCACCTTCACCGGCTTCCTCGCCGCCCTCGAGCGCGACATCAGCCAGGGCGTGCTGCCTTACGAGTTCGTTGGCGATTCGTCGAAGCTCGGCGGGGCCACGGTGCGCCTCATCACGGCCAAGGCTGGCCGCGTCTTCGGCAAGTATCAGACCATCATCATCGAGAACTTCTGCGTCCCGACGTGGGGCTACATCATCGGGCAGGGCATCGCCGCCGGCGAACTCCCCGACGACCCGCAGTGGAACCAAGTCTCCTGGACGACCCCGAAGTCCGTCACCGTCGACGCTGGCCGCGAAGCCGCGAACGACCGGGCCGACGTCGAGATGGGCCTGCTGTCCATGTCCGAACTCTACGCCCAGCGCGGTCTGGACTTCCGCTCCGAGATGCAGAAGCGAGCCGCCGACATGGCGCACATCAAGGAACTCGCGTCCGAATACGGCATCCCGTTCGAGCTGCTGTTCCGTCCGACCAACACCCCGGTCGGCACGGTCCAGCCGGCGGAGATGGAAATCGAGTCCGAGTCCGAAGGCGAAGACGAGCCCGCCGATCAGGAAGAACCCGAAGAGCTCGACCAACCCAATTCCTAAGACCATGCGCTTCCTCACCAACGGACTGTCGGGCCGCGAGCCCCTTCTCATCGACCCGACCAAGGCCAAGGACCACGCCGTCCTCGCCGAGAAGTTCGGCTTCACGGATATGCTCGCCCAGTTGTTCGGGCAGGCCCCGGCTCCTTACGTCGTCGACGGAGTGGGCATCGTGCCCATCGTGGGCGTCATCGGCAAGGGCCTCTCGCCCCTGGAGAAGATGATGGGCGCCGTGGACGTGAACGACGTCTCCGCCGCCATCGACGCTTTCGCCGCGAACCCCGAGGTCGAGAAGGTCGCCCTGCAAATCTCTTCCCCTGGCGGCACCGTCACGGGCGTCGAGGAACTGGCCAACAAGGTCCGCAACCTGAGCAAGCCGACCCTCGCCTATACGGACTCCGAGATGGCGTCTGCCGCCTACTGGATCGGTTCGGCTGCCGACCGCGTCGTCGCCTCGCCCTCGTCTACCGTGGGCAGCATCGGCGTCTACATGGCCATCCCCGACTACTCCAAGGCCGCCGAGATGCAGGGAATTAAAATGGTCGTCATCAAGTCCGGCAAGTTCAAGGGCGCTGGCATCGAAGGCACCAGCCTCGACGAAGGCCAGATGGCCAACCTTCAGGAGGGCGTCGACACGATCCACGCCGAGTTCAAGGAAGCCGTGAACATGAAGCGCAAGATGGTGAAGGCCGAGGCGATGGAAGGTCAGGTCTTCTCCGGCAAGCAGGCCGCCGCCCAGGGCCTAGTGACCGGGCTGGCCGACTCCTTCAACGACGCCCTGCGTTCGTTCTGATGGCCATCGACGTCCCCGACTACGTCCAGTCCGCAGCTCGACGCGGCCTTGAATGGCACGCCGAGGGCAAGTCGGGCGACGGCGTGACGGACAAGACCCTGCGCGAAGCCCGCGAGATGGCGGACGGATCGGTGTCCGAAGACAAGGTCCGCCGCATGGGTCCGTGGTTCCGCCGGCACGAAGCCGACATGGACGCCCCGAAGAACAAACCCGGCAACGACGGCTTCCCTGGAGCGGGCGCCGTGGCGTGGGCCTTGTGGGGCGGACCGACCTCCGGCGACATCATGCGGACCGCCGAATGGGCCGAGCGCAAGGTCGAGCAGCTGGACCGAGAAGCCTCGGCTAATTCCAATAACAGCATTTACAAGATGACCATCGAAGAACAGCTTCTCGAAGCCACCGCCGCCATCTCGGGCGTCACCGCCGAGCGCGACGACCTCCGTGCCACCGTCGAAAAACTCACCGTGGGCGTCGCTTCCGAACTGGAAGCCCTCAAGGTCGAAGCCGCGTCGAAGGACGCCAAGGTCGCCGAACTGGTGGCCGCCCTCGAAGTGGCCGCCAAGGAAGTCGACAGCCTCAAGCAGATGGTCGCCTCCCTCGAGGCCACCAAGGTCAGCGCCTCCAAGGAAGCCGCGAAGATCGTGGCGTCCGTCGGCGTGGCCCCGGTCGAAATCAGCCCTGCCGACGCCAAGCCGTCCGCCGAGGCCGTCGACCACCTGGCCGTCTTCATGTCCCTGCCTGTCGGCAGCAAGGAGCGCAACGAATACTTCGCCGCTCACAAGCACGCCATCATCAAGGCTGCTCTCTGATTTTCCCCCTCACCCTCACCCAATAACATATCATGGCTAACTCCATCGTCGCCGCTCCGTCCATCCTGGCCGAGTCGGTCATCGCTTCCCTCAAGGGCAAGCTCCCCGCGCTCCGCGCCTTCTCCAGCGTCTTCACCGCCGCTGAGTCTGGCGCCGGCAAGACCGTTCAGGTTCCCCTGATCGGCACGTCCACCGCCACCGAGTTCTCGACCGGCGGCTACCTCACCCAGGACGACGCGACCATCACCGCCGCGAACGTCACCCTGAAGCACTTCAAGGTCTCGTCCCGCTTCTCGCCCCTCGACGTCAAGATGTATGGCGCCCAGTTCCTCTCGAACGCCTTCGTCCCGACCGCCGCCAACGCGCTCGCCGAAAAGTGCCTCGCTGAGATCGGCGCCCTCATCACGAACGCCAACTACTCGTCCAACGTGGACACCGGCGCTGCTCTGACCTACGCCGAAGTCGTGACCGCCAAGGGCGTGCTCGACGCCGCCAAGGCCGCCGAGCCCCGCGCGTTCATCCTGAACCCGACCTACGCGAACGGCCTCCTCTCGGACGCCACGATCATCGGCAACTCCGTCCTCGGTGCCGGCATCCTGACCTCCGGCCAGATCGGCACCCTCGCTGGCGCCGCGGTCTACCAGTGGAACAGCCTCCCGACGAACAGCGAAAACCTCGCCGGCTTCGCCTGCGGCGCTGACGCCATCGCCGTCGCCTCGGCTCTCCCGATGTCCGAGATCCCGGGCTTCGAAGTCGCCAACGCTGTCGACGCCGACACCGGCCTCGGCGTCCAGGTTCTCATGGGACAGGAGCAGAGCGGCTACTACAACGTCACGGCGACCCTGCTTTTCGGAGCGGCCGTCGGACGCAGCTCCAGCCTGCACCGCCTGAAGACCGCCGCCTAATCGCGGTAGTCCAGGCAACGAACGAGACCCCCAGAAATGGGGGTCTTTTTTTGTGTCCTACCAAATCGGGCAAATACAGATGAGCCTCTACTCTGAGTTTCTGGCTGACGCGAAGGAGATAATCGCGGACTTCGGCGTGGCCGGGTCTGCCAACTCGGGGGCCATCACCTTCTCCTGCCTCATCTCCGACCCCGCCGTGGCCACCGTGCTCGAAGCAGGGGGGTATTGTGAGCGGACCCAGTATAGTGTCCGCCTGCCCGCCGTAACGGCCTCCTGGACGCTCCCAGACGGGTCTACGGGGGCATCGGCGGCCATCATCGCCTCGGGTGCCGTCATCCCGTCCCTAGCCCAGGGCAAGAAGATCGTGGCGGGCGGGAAGACCGTCCGCATCACGACCCAGACCTACAAGCCCGGTTCCGCGTGGGTGACGCTGGTCGTCATCGACGACAACCAGTAACCCGCCGTGGTCACTGTTACCGTAAAGCCTGACTCACAAGCCAAGTTTCTTGCCAGCCTTAAACGGTACGCAAAGAAGACCGGCCAGACTTTGCGCGACGCTTGCCTAGAGCAGGCCGCCCTTGCGTGCCAAGATGCCGCAAACTTCACCCCGCCATTGGTCAAGGGTGGCGGCAAGGGTCTGTCAAAGGCCGCTGAAATCGCCGGAGAAAATGCCGTCGCTGGCGACATCAAGAAGATGTTCGTCTCTGCCAACGACCGTTACTCAAGCAATGCGGCCAACGTGCTTGCGACTAATCTCGCATATGCGACCAGGAACAATGACATCGGGATGTTCAACAAGCTGATCGGGAACGGGTCCATGAAGGCGCTGAAAAGCCTTTCTCCAATCATGCAGAAAATCGCCAATGACATGGACTATGACCGGGCGTTCAAGAAGGCCAAGAATTACCTTAACAGGGCCAACATCGTCCTGAGCGATTACGGGACCATCGGCTTCGTGTTTAACCTTAAGCCCGTCCACAACGAAATAAAGGCCAAGTTCGGTGGCCGAATCAAGCGCAAGGTTAAGCCGGTCAAAAAGAAGCTGCTTGTAGAGACGACCGCAGAGCTAAAGGAGTATATCCGCCAGCGCCAGCAGATGGTCGGAAGCATCAAGTCAGGCTGGGCCTCCGCTTTGCGATCTCTTCCTAAGCCCGTCATCAACGGCATCCCTAAGAACTTCGGGGTCGACCTACTCAACGTGGCTTGGATTAATAGGCATAACAACGTGGTTGGAAGGAACAATGTTTCCGCCACCGACACCAATGTAGAAATCAGCGTCACAAACAGCATGGGCAACATCAATCAAATCGCCGCTGACGCCGCCGTGCTTGAACTCGTCTACGCCAATCGTCGCAAGCAGATGAGGAACCGCGTGAAGGAACACCTCAACAATACGACCAAAGAGGCTAATGCCTCATAACCTTTATGGGAACTAAATCCATCCGCCACATCGTCGAGTCTACTATCTCGACCTATCTCTCGACCCAGACCGGGCTGACCACCGTGACCTTCCTGACCGGGGACAGCGCCGCGACCCAGACCCTGCCCAAGGCCGTGGTCCTCTGCGACTCCGCCCGGGCTCCTGCCGACCTCCCCGAAGGCGAGGGCAACTACTCCTGCTCGGTCCGCATCACCCTTTTCTCCAACGCCGACGACACGACCTTGGCCGACCACCGCGCCCGCTGCGCGGCCTTGTCCGGCAATATGCGCGACCTGACCAGCATCAAAGCGGCCTTCGTGGCCAGCACCGATGCGACCTGTTACGACGTCACGATCGGGTCCGAGGACGAGGGCATCGACGAACGCTCCTGGGCGACGGCTTTCTCCTTCGACGTGCTGGTGGTCCTGCCCGCCGCTTAACCTTCCAAACCCCGCATATTCAAATGGCCGCCATCTCTAACGGAACGACCTGCATCTACGGAGTGGCAGGCACTGTCGCTAACCTCTTTGTCCAGAGCTACAGCCTCTCGTCCTCGTTCAACGCGGACGTGACCGTGGTCGACGAGACGGGCATCACCAAGACCCACCGCCTGGACGACCGCAAGTCGGAGATCACCATCGAAGGCATCGCCAAGACCTCGGCCATGCCGACCCTCGGCGCGGCCCTGACCTTCACGGTCAACACGGCTTCGGCCTATCCCTCCGGCGCGGCCTCGGTCACCTTTACGGGCACGATCACCAAGATTGACGACAAGGGCTCGAATAAGGGCTTCACCGCCGTCACCATCACGGCGATTGATTACGAAGGCATCACGCCTGCCTAATTGACTTCCCCGCAAAGGGGCTAGCATCGAGGGAGTGGACAGACGCTTTCTCAATGCCTACGTCGACCCGGCGCCCTTTCGGCTGCTGGGTCGAACTCTTTACCCCTGGTGCCTGAAATATCGCGTCCGGCTAATGGCGTTCGACTCGCCGCTCGTCGATGGCTCTCGCGGCATCAGCCCCGCTGATCTGCTCTTCGCCTGCAAGGTCTGCGCCGAGGAACCGCTAGGCGGCGACATCGGCATGGTCGACCAGCTGCGCCTGATGTCCTTGGCCCGCAACCCTGAGAAGTTTGAGCGCCTGCTGGAAGCCTTTGCCGGCTACATCCTCGTCCAGGACTGGCCGAAGTTCTGGGAGCAGACCAAGACCAAGTCGGGGGGCGGGGACAAGGGGGTGCCTTGGCCGCTGTCCATCGTGGCCAACCTGATCGCATCGGGCATCGAAGAGAAGCGGGCATGGGAGATGCCGGAGTGTCAGGCCATCTGGCTCAACTCAGCCTTGGCCATCCGCAAGGGGGCGGACGTGGCGATCATGTCGCCGGAAGAGGAAGCCTTCATGGCGGAGGAAGAGGCCAAGGAGGCCGCCGCGGCTGCTTCCAATCCTGCAAAGGAAAAGACACCCGATGGCACAATCCCTGGAGCTTAACATCAAGACGACCTCGGACGTCCCGCAGGCCATGGACAAGGCCAAGAAGGCGACAGACTCTTTTGCTAAACAGACCGAGGATATTCAAAAGAAGTTTGGCACAGCCTTTAAGGACATCTTCATTGGCTTTGTTGCTCCAATGATTTTGGTACAGAAGGCTCTGGGCCTTATTACCGACGCAATCGCCGAGGCAAATCGACTATCAAAGGAAGGGGTGGACATTATCGCCAAAGGAGAAAGCAACCTTGCAACAAGCGAGGAAGCAAAGATGGCTCAGTTCTTAAAGGCAAAGGATGCGGCAGAAGAAGAGGCTAAAGCAGTAAAAGCAGGCCGCAGGGAAATGACTGAAAAGTACCTGACGGAAACGCAGGAGGGCAGGGCTATTCTACAAGCTGAAAGAGAAAAACGGTCAGACGAAGATTTCGTCAACCCGAAGATCATGGCAGACGTTCCCAAGTTTCAACAGATGGCTCTTGAGGCATTTCTAAAGTCTGAGGAAGGAAAGAAGTTTCAGCCAATCTTCGAAGATAAGAAG